GCGGCTTACTCCGATTAAACACATGGCGAAATCAAGCAGGAAGGTGGCGGCCTCCCTGTGTAAGCAAATGAGATTACTTCCTCTTAAACAGCATAGTCATACCAATATCTTAGATAGCTCGGCGATCGCATCCTATCAACGGCATCACAATCAACCATCATACTATGGATTGCTTTCAAAAACTTTGTGTCGTGAGGATACAAGTATTGATAGCCTTCCAACGTTTCAGGCACGAGTTGATCTTCCGCGTGAAAGAGACGATAGCAGTGCTTACTTCGATAATTTGGCAAACATTGCTGTTCATTAAAACGATGTCCGACAAAATCCACGCCCTTAACCGTCTCATATTGCTTAATAACACAACCCCCGAGTTCGAGGGTGCGAAAGTAAGTTTCTGGGTCAGCTTCTGGTCGTTGGATCGTGTCGTCACCCACTGAGTCTGGATACGGCTCGACATCCTGTCCAAGACGAATCTTAGCCAAAATGTGTAGAGCTGTCTGAAGGATGGAGTTGAGATGGATGGTTCCCAAGTAACCGCTCTTCATAATGCCTTGTACGCGCTGAGTAAAAACCGTATTTCCGGCTATGAACTTAGCACCAATGCCAAAAAGAGCAACTAAATGGTTCTCAACACGACGAGAATAGTCTTCGTCCTGGGGCCCAAGGTTACGTAACATGGCGATCATCAAATCCACACACCAAGGTTGCATTGTCCAATCCCATGCCGACTTGTCAGCTGACATAGAATAGGGATACTTCTTGGCGAGCAGCTTGTAACCGCCTTGACCTGGGGTCCAGCCTACCTTGGAGGGCAGGACGGACCAATTGGAGATGAGATTATCAAATTGGTTCCCGAACAGCAATCTTGCCACTAGATTGTCGATAATGGAAACTCCATGAATAATCCTGTATGCTTTATCCAACATTTTCTTGGTTTTGTGAGGTTCACGCTTGATGAAGAGATTAATGGGGTCTGCCGAAGGCCGAGTCAGGAGTTCCTGCCATCGTGCTTCAACTGCCGAATATATCACTTCAAAACGCGCGTCGTCAACATCAAGTCCGTCGAATTTAAACAATTCCCTGTTGGTGGTACCGTAACACCGATATGGATGCCCGGGGGTCGAAGTCCAATCCAGTTGTGTTAAGATTATTCGTCGCAGCGTGGGTCGATTCAGCTCAACCAATTTGGCCGAGCGAATAGGCGCATATGCTTGCTCCAAATAAAAACAAACCTTATTGAATTCATCCTCCGTTGGCTTAACCGTCGATGCACGGGTCGTATGAACTTTCTTTGCGTGATAGCAAAGAGAGTCACGAATCCCGTGCAAATCGGGCCAGCCAAATTCCGTGAGAAAATTGGGTGATAGATCGTTTAGGAGCTCGAAGTACTTATTGAGTTTCGTCCCTGACTTAATCGGCTTAAGATGGCCTGCATCACTTCGCCATTGTTTAGGGCAGCTTGTGTTACCCGGAACAACTCTGGGTTGCTGTTGATTACACAAACCGCTTGGATCTGCTCTGGCGATAGATTCTGGATCAAGTCTTGGTGGGTCCTCTTCGTCTTCGTCTTCTTCGGAGATTTCGAAGATGCCGGCACATTCGCAAGCTTCTTGATCTCTCCCTTGTTTGAGTTCAGTTGTTCCTCCACACTGTGTATCTTCACGCCCTTCTCCTTGGTCGGCGGTAGTTGAGTGAGCTTTCGCAAAAGAGCTTTGAGCTCCTGCTGTTGTTTCTTCAGCTCTTCCAACGACCCGACAGTCGCTTTCTGGGCATGTAACACTTCGTCCACCACATTCGCTAGGTCGTCTATTTCCTGTTTCGCATTGTCCGCGTCCTCCCGGAGGATATTGAGTTGCTCCAAATTCTTGCACACAGGTTGGGCATGAGAGGCCTCCTGATTGCCCAAGCCAGGAGGTACACGAAAATCCTGGTTTGAGTAGTGGGGGGCATCATACTCTCTCATTTCCCGTCTTGCGACCGGTTCATCATAGCCGAAGTCGACGTAGTCCTCATATTTGGACATAACGTCACCTTCTATGCGATGGTACTTCCCGCCCGCGTAGACCAGCCAGTCAGAGGGATCTGAAGGATCACGCATGGCCTTCAATTTCCCTTTCTTACTGATGATGTCTTCCAACCATTGTGCTGTTTCCCAATCCGACGCTTCCTCACGAGGGAGCATAGCTTTAACATACGATGCTTCATATGAAAAGTTAACCGATGGTGTGCCTTGATAGTGGATACCAATCAATTGGGTTCCAACAAACAAGCCTGCTCCGGAAAAGCCTCCTCTAGTCGATCCCTTATATTCAACCAAGCCGAAGATGTCTTTCGATGGTCTAGCTACTCCACAAGAGTACAGCAGCTTATCCTCACTCGGAGCGGCGGTCGAAATCGAAGCGACAATGCCCGTTGTTAATTGGCCAATGCTAGCTTTGGAAAGTTGAAGCGTCGAGAGTAAATCCGCTGAAGCCCTCATGTAGACAAGATCGGTGGCAAGGTCTTCCCAACGATCTCGTTTGACTTGATGAACGCTATCAAAATTTTCCCTCTCAGCTATATACAATTCCTTAGCAACGTCAGCGATATGTCGAGGCATTACTAAAAAGTCTCCAATTCGAACGACATTTCCGAGCAAGTGGTATTCGCCGTCCTCAGTTTCCTGATAGACTACAGTTTGACACTTGGGCAATGATCGATTTTTGAAATCAACTTCCATGATGTGACTGCCGGGGATGGTAGATTCCAGCACGGAAACGGATTTGGCAACTTGGTGCACCACTTTTCTCCCCGAGCTGGCGAAGCCAGTTCGAAGATACAGAAAACCGAAAACAACGATGGTCAGTATATTTTGTCCCACAACTCCAGCCGGCGCATTAGGCGCAGTCATGACACCCCAACTCATCCATAAGTAGAGGGTCCCGACTACAAGCAACGCGACGTCCATTAGAGATGGTAATCGAATACTAACAGTAGGCATCGTAATTGATGGCAAAGTAGTGGTTGTGTAGTGAAATTTGCTTTGTTTTAAAAGTAAGACAGACAATTATAGGTCAACAAAGGTTAAAAGCTGTGAAAAGCACTTGAAACGTTATGATAACACTATATATTGC